CGTCGTGGCCGTTCCCACGGCTCTGCTCATTGAAGTCGATGACGAGGGCGACTTCATCTACGACTACGATCAAATCATCACCAACCAGTTGTTAGTGATCGACGCAGGCGACGACGTAGAACGCTACGCAGTCGACCCGTTTGGCACTCTCACCTGGTCGCCGACGTGCACCTGGATCACCTCTAGCAACGTCACCGAATTCCTCGGCATCGCCACCGCTTCGGCGAATGACACTGCTTTCATCACCACCTGCGTCAGCGCCGCGAACGCCTGGGCCTACCGAAAACGGCAGGAGGCCGGTTACCGCGACAGCCTGACCACCAGCCCCGGTGGCGACGTCACCCTGGGCACGACATTGTTCGCCGCGTCCATGTACCGTCGTCGAGGCTCCATTGACGGCTTCCAATCGTTCGACGTGATGGACACCACCCAACCCGCTATGAGCATGGGCGACATTCACAAGTTGTTGGGTGTCAACCGTAGCCAGGTGGCCTAATGACCGCCGTCGGCCCTCTCAACGACGTCAGGAACGCTCTTACGACCGAAATTACCGCGGCCGGCTTCGTACCCGTCACCGACCCGCGGAACGCGCGCCCACTCACCGTGTTCGTCGAGCTGCCAACCATTACCGCAGTCACGCCAATGGTGCTGGACCTCACCTGGACGCTCCGTGTGCTTGGCGCACCGCCAGGCAACCAAGACGCTCTTGACTGGATTTTCACCACAGTCGACACCCTCATCCAACGCCGATCCCTCGCGATCGTCGCCGGAAACCCATCGTTGGCACAGATCGGAACCCAAGAACTGCCCGCCTACGACCTGACATCGCGCTACGGCGCCCACACCCACTAGGAGAAAACCTTGGCTACCACCACCGTCGTCCTGTCCAACGCCTCCGTCGCCATCGGCGCCGTCGACGTTTCAGACCAGGTGCGATCCGTCACCCTCACCATCGGCTACGACCAGCTCGAAGTCACCGCCATGGGCGCCACCGGCCGCTCGTACACGAAGGGCCTCCAGTCCGTCGACGTGACCTTGGAGATGTTCAACTCGTATGGCGCATCTGAGGTCGAGGCCACGCTGGAGGACATCGTCGGCGACGATGCCGTCACGCTCGTCATTTCGCCCAACGGCACCACCGAGTCGGCTACGAATCCCGAATACACGATCACCGGCGCATTCCTTGCGAACTTCACGCCGATCGTCGGCACCGTCGGCGAACTGTCGATGGTGAACGTATCGTTCGTGGGTGGAACCTGGGCCCGCGACATCGTCAACCCGTAACCCAACCAGTTAGGAGCCCGACAGATGATTGGAATGGACCTGCAAATCACGATGACGGACGACGCTGAACACGTCGTACCCATTACCTACGGAGTCGCCTGTCGGTGGGAGGACGCTAACCCCGGCCTCTCACCGAAGGCATTTCTTGAGGACGTGAAGTTCAAGCCGTTTTGCCGACTGGCCTACGAGGCCCTCAAGTCGGCGAACATCACCGTGAAAGCGTGGCCCCAGTTCATTGACACGGTCAAGGAGATCAACTGGGTCCCAAAAGAACCGAAGGAGCGGCCCACTACCACGTCAACCTGATTGCACAACTCGCCATTAGGACCGGCATCAGCCCGATCGACCTGATGGAGTGTCCCAGCATCATCATTGACGAAATGGTCCGGCTCCTGATCGAATCAGCACAGGAAGGAGCACCATGAAAGCCCAAGTAGTCGGCCTCAAGGAAACGCTCCGCGACCTCAACAAACTGGACAAAGAACTGTCGAAGGAAATCCGCAAGGACATCCGCAACGTCGTCCAACCCTTGGCTGACGCGATCAACCAGGCGATCCCAGGCGGCGCGCCGCTTTCCGGCATGGATCACAACGGCCGAACCGGCTGGGGCAACCGCAAGAAAGTTGCCGTCAAGCTCGACACCCGCAAGCCCCGCAAATACGTCGACCGGCCCGGCCGCACTGTCACTAATGTCGTCCGAGTCACCACCAAGGACGCACCGACCGCGATCGTCGACATGGCCGGTCGTGCAGGCGGCACCCAATCTCGAGCACCACTAACGCGCCAGCGCCCCAACTTTTCACGGGCCCTCACCAGCCGCCTCGGCGCACCGTCTCGTTTCATGTGGGCCACCGCCGAAGGCCAACTAGACGAGCTTCAGCGAAACATGATGCCGATTATTCACCGCGTCGAGGACATTATGAATCGCGACCTCAAGAACACTTACAGGACCGGCTGACATGGCAATCAACATTCCCATCATCACCGAGTTTTCCGACGCCGGTTTGAAATCAGCCCAAGGTGCGTTCAACAACTTCAAGAACCAGGTATCCCAGGCCGACGGTGTCATGGGCAAATTCAAGGCCGGAGGCGCCGCCGCGCTCGACGCCGTCAAGGCAAACGCGCTCGGATTCGCCGCAGCGGGCGGAGCTGCGATAGCCGCATTCGCCGCCAAGTCCGTCATGGCATTCAACGAAACAGCATTGGCCGCAGGCAAGTTCGCTGAAGCGACCGGCCTATCCGTCGAGGAAGCATCCCGCTGGACCGAAGTAGCGGGCGACATCGGCGTCGAAGCAGGCACAGTCCAAAAGGCCATGGACAAGCTCAACAAGGCGATCGCGACCGGCTCCAGCGAATTCAAGGAACTGGGCGCCGAGGTCGCCTACACGTCGGCCGGCGCGGTCGACGTGAACAAGACCTTCCTCAACACTGTCGAAGCGCTCCGACGGATCGAGGACCCCGCCAAGCGTGCCGAACTTGCCTCCAAGACGTTAGGCAAGGGCTGGCAGGAAATGAGCGAACTGATCGCCCAAGGCTCCAACCGGCTGGAGGACAGCCTCGCCAGCGTTTCCGACGCCAAAGTCATCAACCAAGAGGAGCTCGAGCGGGCCCGCCAATTCCGCGACTCGCTTGACCAATTGACCGACAAGGGCGGCGATCTTGCCATGACCCTCGGCGGTGCGCTCCTGCCCGTCCTGGCCGACCTGCTCGGTGTGCTCAATACCGTTATCACGACCGTCCAAAAAACGGCTGGCGCTATTCAAGATTTTATGTCCGGTATCGGCGGTCGCGGGCTGGAAAACCTGGTCGACATGGCGAAAACCCAAGAGGAACTCAACACCAATCTCAAGGAATCATGGAGCGCCTACTACAGCTCACGTCGAGCTGCCGAACGCCTTGCCACCGCCCTCTACGACACAACCCAAGCGACCGAGGAAGCCGATGAAGCCTGGCAAGAACTACTTGGCTCGCTGTCCGAGCAGGAAGCCTGGAACGATGTGCTGGACAGCCTGGACGACGTCCACAAAGCGTCCTACGAGGCCCTGGTGTCCGGTACCGCCGAGGATGCCCGCCGCGCTCAAGGCGCCGTCAATGACCTGACCGGAGACATCTACGATTACGTCAGATCGCTTGGCAACATCCCGCCCAATGTCCAAACACAGATTGTTGGCCTGCTCAACCGCGGCGCATTCGATGAGGCGATCGCTTTGCTCGAGAACATCCGACGCGGAGCCAACGCACCGATCACCGGCACTGTCGGCGGCATACCAGTCCCGGCCGGACAGACACCATCGGAAACACGCCCGCCCACAATGCGCCCCCCCGCCAAAATCCCGACCCGCCCTATCGCAGGCGCTTACTCGGCCGTCAACATCAACGTGGCAGGCTCGGTCATTGCCGAAAACGACCTAGTCGAAACGGTCCGTAAAGGCCTCGTCAACGCCCAGCGCAACGGCGCTGGCCTCGTCTACACCAACCGATGACCCTGCCCTGCACCCCAACGGTCCGAATTCGGCTCGGTACCGGCGTCACATTCGGCAACGCATTCGTGCTCGGCGACCCACTCAACGGCATCCTCGGCACAAACACCCTCGCCTCCAACGCAATCCAAACAATCGACGTCACCGACACCGTCCAACAAATTTCGATCCGACACGGCCGCGACCGAATGTTCGAGGAATACCTGCCCTCCGAGGCCGTCATCCAATTCCAAGACTTCACCGGCGACTGGAACCCATCCAACACCAGTTCGCCGTACTACCCCGAAGTCAAACCAATGCGCCAAGTCCAAGTCGTCACCAATTACCAAGGAATTGAATACTTCCTGTATTCCGGCTTTATTTGGTCATGGGATTACGAATGGGCCGACCCATCCGTCAACTACGCCCTCGTCACCATCCGCGCGGTTGACGCATTCCGACTTCTTGCCCTCGCCAACATCACCACCGTGACCGGCGCCGCCAACAAAGACCTGCCCGGCGAACGCATCGACCTCATCCTTGACGAGATCAACTGGCCTGCCAGTATCCGAACAATTGACACGGGCGACACCGAGCTCGAGGGCGACCCCGGCGACGAACGCTCGGTGCTCGAAGCAATCCAAACAATCGAAAACAGCGATTTAGGTGCATTCTTTATTGATCCAACCGGCAAACCCACCTACTACGACCGCGAGCACCTATCCACCATCGCAGCCGGTACCGCCTATCAATTCGACGACACCGGCACAAACATCCAATATCAAGCCGTTGACATCAACTACGACGAAACCGAACTCGCCAATTCTGTCACCCTGACCCGCCTGTCCGGCCAACCACAAACCGCCAGCGACGCCGCCTCCATCGACGAATATTTCCTCCGGTCATACAGCCGGTCCGGCCTCATGATGGAAACCAATACCTTGGCCCTTCAACGCGCCAACCAAATCCTCAACTACCGCAAACAAGTCCGACTCCGCATCGACGCCCTTACCCTTGACTTGTCATCGGACACCAACCGTGTCGAACCCGCCCTTGCCCTCGGTATCGGCGACCCGATAATCGTAACGAAAACCATGGCGGGTGGCACTTCGATCACACTTCGCGTCACCATCCAGGGCCACAACCACGACATAACACCCGATCGGTGGATCACCACATTCAGCACCGCATACCCACTCTCGACCGCATTTATCCTCGGTTCCGCCGAATTCGGTATTCTCGGCACCAGCACCCTCTAGGAGACATCCATGGCTACCTACCCGTTACCCGAAAACTTCGTCGACGGAGACATACTTTCAGCATCCGACGTAAACGCCCTCAATGAAGGCGTGAACGACTTCGTGTTCGGCCAATTCAACGCCCAAACCGGCACCACTTACACGCTGGCCCTAACCGATGTCGCCAAAGTCATCAGCCTGACCAACGCATCACCAGTGACGTTGACAATTCCCACTAACGCAACGGTCGCATTTCCGCTCGGCACGCAAATCCTGCTTTATCAGGGCGGAGCAGGCCAGGTCACTATTGGCGGCGCAGGAGTGACGATCAGAAGTCAAGCCAATCGTCTAAAAATCACTGGTCAATACGGAACAGCGGCTCTGCTCAAGGTCGGCACCGACGAATGGGTACTTTTCGGGAACCTCGCATAATGCTCTTTTCACGCGTCACATCAAGCTCACGACCCCCGTTACAGGTCGAATACCTTATTGTCGCTGGAGGCGGTGGCGGAGGCGGTCGCCATGCAGGCGGCGGTGGAGCAGGCGGATACCGCACCGGAACCACCGATCTTTTTCTTAGTACTGCATACGCTCTGACAGTTGGTGCAGGTGGCACAGGCGCAAACAACAACAACGCCACCGGACAAACACAACCCACTAGCGGAAACCTGTCAAAATTTAACGTTGTAGAATCGGCTGGCGGCGGATACGGCGGAGGATCCGACCAATACAGCGCAGCTAACGGCGGATCGGGCGGAGGTTCAAGCCTCACCTCGCGAAACCCAGGAAACGGCAATACGCCAACAACATCACCATCACAAGGAAACAATGGTGGAACGGCCTATTCAACCGGAACTTTTACCGGAGGAGGCGGTGGTGGCGCTTCAGCTGTAGGAAACAATGGTTCCGCCGCCGCCGGAGGTGCAGGTGGAGCAGGAACAGCATCGTCAATCACTGGTTCATCGGTTACTCGAGGAGGCGGCGGTGGCGGCGGCGGTTTTACCTCGACGACTGGTGGAGCCGGAGGAACTGGTGGTGGTGGCGCCGGTGTAGGAGGATCAGGTACGAAAGGAACGGCTGGAAGCGTTAACACCGGCGGCGGCGGTGGTGGAGGCGGAACCGATGCGTCACCGAATGCAGGCGGTGGAAATGGAGGATCTGGGGTCGTCGTACTCCGATTCCCAAGCACATTTACCGCATCATTTTCGGCCGGAGTCACCCAAACAACCGACACCACAACGGTTCCCGGCGAAACAATCGTGACGGTCACAGCGACCTCCACCACAAGTGAAACGGTCACTTTCTCATGAGCCATTTCGCCAAACTCGATGAAAACAACATGGTCGTCTTTGTGACACGAGGCCGTGATGAGGATGATGGGTTAGAGGCCGAACTATGCGCCCGTACCGGCAACCGTTATGTCCAGACGTCGTACAACACGGTCGGAGGAGTTCACCTTCTTGGCGGTACTCCGTTTCGCAAAAATTATGCAGGTCTTGGTTACACCTACGACGAAATGCGGGACGCATTTATTCCACCAAAGCCATACCCCAGTTGGAACCTCAACGAAGAAACCTGTTTGTGGGATTCGCCGGAGCCTTATCCCGACGACGGTAAAACCTACGTGTGGAACGAAAATAATCAACAATGGGTCCTCGCATGAGGCCCTACACCGGAGCAAGCGACCCAGCTAAAGGTGCTCGAGCAGGAACCAAACGATTCCAAGACCTGATGGTTTTCCTCTTTGGCATGAAGTCGCTGGGCATTTACGCCAACCGGCCCGTGCGCGGCGGAACCGGCCTGTCCGTTCATGCGACCGGCCGCGCCTGCGACCTCGGTGGCACACCCAAGCAGATCAAGGAAGCGATCGACTTTCTCTACGCCTTCCGCGATCGTTTGGAGGTGGAGGCCGTGCATGACTATCAGGGTTACTGGATTCCGACCCGTGGTTTCGGCGCCGCGTACCGCTGTAACCGCGACGTTGGTGGCAAGTTCTCCGGCTGGCGCGTGTACAGCCAACCGACCATCGGCACCGGAGGCCAGTGGACTCACTACGAGATAAGCCCTACCATGGCATCCAGCCCCGACAGGGTGGACGCCACGTTCACCGCAATCCTCGATGACATTGCGAAAGCCCTGGAGCCCAAGTGAACATCACCAACCCATCGAAAGCATTGATCGCCCTTGTCGGCCTGATCTGCATCACGATCCTTATGGTGACCGACTCGATCAGCCAGGACGCCGGTATCGGCCTCGTCAGCGCGATCATCGGCTACGCGATCGGTAACGGCATCGCCGCCAAGCAAGGCCAGCCCGTCCAGCCGATCATCGGCAAAAAGGCCAAAGATTGACACTGCCCGACTGATTCGGTAGACCCAGGCCCACACCTGGACCCGACAGACAGGAGCAACAATGAACCTCAACCGCTTGGCC